TGCCAGCCGTCAACACACGTTCATTCGTCAGCGTGCCATTCAGCGAGATAACAACGTACTCCGCGTTCGTCGGAGCGCCGCCGCCACCACCCGCGCTAGCCCGCTGGAAACTCACAGCGCCACCTCCGTCGGTATCTCGGACTTGCGAGCGTTTACCATCACGTCGAGATACGACGCCGCGCCCTCTCCAGTCGTCACGTCCAGCACGATGTAACGCCCCACCACACCAACCAACCCGCTACCGCGCGTCGTCGTGTTGAGGGTGATAGCAGTCGAGAAGTCTGTGAAAGGACCGCTCACGTTGTTGCCGTACCGAACCTTTATTGTCGCGGTAGCAATCGTGCCCGTCGTCGGCTGGATCACAACCGAGAACACGTCGTATCCCGCGAGGTCAACAATCACGACATGTTGAGACGCGTCGTGCAACAAGCCCGCGTACTGCGCCTCGCAACCTTGAAACAACGTAGTCATTCGGTAACTCCGTCCGGAGAGTTGCTCGGACTGCCACTCACGCCCGCGGCGTTGTCGGGGTTTCCGTCGATCGGCGGCAACACGATCCCCGTTCGGAACGCGCCGCGTCGGTTAGGCTCGATGAGCGGTTGGCCCGGCGTTCCCGGTGCAGCGCCGCACGTTGCGAACGCGGGCGGTTCGTAGAAGTGCCAACGCAGCTCGTTCCCGATCATCACGCCCGGCACACTCGCCCCTAGCAGACGATCGGCGTCCAGCACTTGGAGCGGACCCCAAAGCCGAATCTGTGGGATCTGCTGCTTGAAGTACGCGATACGCCCGCCGATGGAAACGGCGATCTGATACCGCACGCTATCGGTCGTGTACCCGAGCGTCCCGTCCGCGAGCGGGATGCGCCCGTCAATCGCGACGATCTTACCTTCCACGTACTTAGCCTCAGAGGTATTCACAGCGGCACCATCCCCGGCAGCGTCCGCCACCCGTCCGCGTCCTCTTCGAAGGTCTGGATGAGCACAGCCTCGGGGAACGCTTGCGCGTCTTGGTTCGCTACCAAGTCCATCACGGTGTAAGGCTTGCGGATTGTCACCGAACCATTCGCGTTCACAACGCCCTCGCGCGGCGCACAGATGTAGCCGTACTGCCGACCTGTTCCGGGATCGGGGAACGGCGTATCGGGGAACGTCACCAACGTAGACTCGGTTGGTACAACAGTCGTCCCGCGGTCAAGTTCCCATGTGTAGTTGATGAGGAACCGCGTTTGGTCCTTAGTGTCCTGCTCCACGCTCGCCCCGAGGAACAGATACTTCGTGCCGCGGATCGTGTGTACGCGGTGGTCCTGCGCCGCGATAACGTCCAGCGTCGCGGTGTTGTCCGAGATGTATTCCACTTTCAGCGATCGACGCACACGCCGTTCGGCAACCTTCACCGTCTTTGCATCCCAAACAACCGCGGTAACTTCATCGTCATCCGTCCGCGTCGTGATCGTCTTGCGGTACGCGAATGGAACGTCAACCGTTTCCTTCGCGTAGGACCACCCGAAGAAAGGTTCGGTCGGAAGCGTCTGCGGGTCACGCTCGCGCCGGCCACCGCGGAACGATGAGTACGTGGCGTTCACCAGATACAGCGTGTTACCGTTCGTGCCCTGAATGTCTACACGGTCCAGCACCGCGCCAGGGAATCCGGGGAAGATCCGCGAGTCTTCCATCGCTTCAAACGCGATCTTCGCGGCCTGTTCGTTCTGGGCTTGAAGCACGCGGAAAACCCGCGTTCCGGCAAGGTGCCCTTCCTCGTCGCGCGAGAACTTCCGGGAGTCGATGAGTTCAGCGATGGAGGCCATTAGCGGTTGTCCCCCACTTTGTCGATGAGCGTTTGGATGAGAGAGCCCACGCGGTTGATGCCGACTTCGAGTTGCGAAGTATTGAAGAGCCCGTTGATATCGTTGCGGATCTGTGCAAACTGGGCCTGTTGCTCTCGCATCCGCGCGCGGTCACGCTCGGCGTAGTAGTCCTCTACCGCGGCATAGTCGGCAATCAACTGTCGGATGGAGTCGCGGCGTTCCTGAGCGATCTTCTCATCTGCCTCTTTCGCAAGCCGGACGCGTTCCTGCTCTGCGATGAAGTCGTCGGCCTTGCGCTTGTTGAGCATTGCCTCTTGATACTTCCAGAGCGACGCCAACCGCGCGGCCTCTTCGTTCTGTAGTTCAACAATCCGCGCCTTACGTTCACGCTCTAGTGTCTCTCCGGTGATCTTCTTTCCTGCCTTATCCGCCGCGTCGATTTTCGCAAGGTACAGTTCATTCTCTGCCGCCATGCGGTCTTCGAATGACTTACGGATCGCGGTTGCCTCGGCGTCCGGATCAAACGAACCAGGTAGAGGCGTACGCTGCAATGCAAGCAGCGTGTTATTAAGTGCGATCAGTTCTTTGTTTGCCGCCGCTGCGTTCCGCGCCTTTGCATTGAGCGCCGCGCCAATCGCCGCGAACGCACCGACCACGCCGCCGACCAAGCCGATGACCGAGTAGAACGAACCGATGATACCGTTGATCGCGCCGACTGCCTGCCGGGCCGGGTTCGTGAGTCCCTTTAGAGTCTGCGTGAAACCAGCGGTCTTCGTATCCGCCTTCGTCGCGGTTTCTGCTACAGCGGCCTGCGCCGCGGCCTGTGCCACGCTCGCCGCCGCGGCCTGTGCCGCTGCGTGCTGCGTAGCCTTCGCGCGATCGCGTGCAACACGATCAGCCCTATCCGCCGCGTCCGCGGCATCAATCTGCGCCTTACGCTCCAGCGCTTGCGCCGCCGCCATGTCTTGCAGCTTGGCCTGATACCGCTCCGAATCGTCTACCGGAACTGCGGCAGCTGCGGCCTTCTCGGTAGCGACAACAGCCGCCACCGTCTTCTCTTTGGCCGCGGACAGGCCAGCTTCAAGCTTGGAGGTATCAGCCCCAAGCTCGACGTTTGCCCGCCCGATTGGACCGTCATTCGCCACTTATCACGCCCTCGCAACAGACCCGGAGAATCGCACCGTTCCGCTCACCTTCACAGGCTGGCCCATCTGGCACTCGATCGACAGAGATTTGAGGAACGCCGTCGCGGTGATCGTCCGGCCCGTGTACGTCGTCAACACCACCGAAATATCCGGCGTGCCGTCTCCGTTCAAGTCCCAATCCGGAGCGGGCCACGTCCCCGTAGTGGTGCGCCGCAACCCTACCAGCGTCGCGCCCTTCGTCTCCGTGATTGAACCCGCCCCCTGAAACGCGTATTCGAGCGCCTGTTTATCAGCCTTGCGGATTGACTGCCGGACACCCGTCACCACGATCGACCCGCCGAGCGAAGGATCGGTAGCACCATCCTCGGTGATCTTGAACGTCGCGGAACCACCCGCGTAGTTTGCCGCACTCGGAGCGGACGCCGCGGTATCGCTCACGGCATGAGCCGTGTACGAACCGCTCCACGAGTAGATGCCGTTGGGCATGAACGTCTTCGCTGCAACCGCCGCGCCCGTCATCGACGTGATGTCAATCTCCCCGAAGTCCACGTCGATCTTCCATCCCGTGACGATCTGGACGTAGCCGTCTCCGTAGGTCACGAGTCCAGAGTTACCGAGACGCGGAGCGGACTTCGGGTAGAACCCCGCGAAGTCAAACGTGCCGGACATAAGACCGGCCAACCGTTCCACGCTCACGCCGCTGCCGGACAGCTCGGTAATCTCGAACTGGTCCGCGTCCTGGTTGACGGTTACATCCTGCACCTTCAGCGCCGATGCGAGGAGGGTGTTTAGATCGTTCGCGGCGGTGATGCTTGTGATCGTCGCCAGAGCGCCGGTGATTGGAAAGCCCATGTCGAATCTCCTAGACGTTCGCCGCTTGCTTGCTCAAACGCCCGTTGAAAGTCAAAGTCGCCTGATTCACGTTGACCGTATCGCTCGGTCCAATGCTCGCGCCTGTTAGGTTCAACTCGGAACACACCGTGCCGAGTACGTTGGTAGATCCGAGCGATGGAAGCGCCAACAGATGATTATGGAGTCCATACGTCGGTGTGGACCACGTACCGCCCGCGAGTACCGCGTTCCCGATGAGCCTGTCTATCACAACTTCTAACTTGTCCGTACCGCTGCCGTCCACATCAAACACCACCACGTTGATTTCTACGGGGCCTTCCAACCCGCCGAGATAGTTCTCCGCGTTGATATCGACGTTGAACACGATGAACGGATAAGCGAGACTTTGCGGGTTCGCCTTGTTGAACGACGCGCCGCCCGCGAGCGCAGAAGTCCACGCACCAGCGGTATACAGCGTTGAATCCGCTTGGAGTCTGGTGAGGAGCGCGCGTGCGACTACGGCCGGGTTCATACCGGTACCACCTTCACCGGGAAGCCGGACTTCGCTAGGGCCTTCGTCGTGCCGACCGCGAACACGTTGACCATCGAGGGGTTGTTGCGAGCGCGCGCGAGTGCGGGAGCCATGAACGGACGCTTCGGAACGCGGATGGACTTCTTCAGGACGAACACCGGTTGATCTTTGCGAATCACTTTCTTTCGCTTACCGTCCGCCCCCGTAACGGACACCTCGGTACGCACCCCGGCATCGCCAACTAACAAAGCCTGTTTGCCAAACATCGGTCGGACAAACCGCATGGAGTATGACCGCAGCGATTGCGTGCCCTTCGATTCGTGAAGCCTGCGGGCCGCATCGTTGATCGGCACCGGCAGATACTTCACGTTCTTCGCACGGATAACGCCGCCAAACTCATGGACCGGACCATACGGAAGATTCGAACCAACGATCACAGATATGCCGCTCTGCTTGACCTGGATGCTACGGCTAAGCCCGCGACGCTGAATGTTCGGCGGGGTGCCCGGCGTGCTGGACTTGAACCTACCGCCACGCCCGAACTTGTCCTGTACGTCCGCCTGCACAACCAAACCCATCGACATAGAACCAGACCCGCACGCGGTCTTGACCGCGGTAACGAAGGGTGCGAGGTTGGACCAATCGAACTTCGGCATTACGTCTCTCGGAACACGTTCAACTGAAAGCACACACCATTCGAACACAAGTCCAGAAGCTCCCCGTCCGTCTGATACACCACGCCATCAATCGTGATCGTTCCAACCTTGTTTATGGCGGTCCCGATCGCGGTACCGTTCGTCGTTGTCGGTCCGAGGAATAGCCTGTAGAGCGTCCGCCCGGTTTCACGCTTGTAGACCGCGGCATCTCCCGACGACGCCGGTTGCAAGTTGCACGCTGCCGTATACGTCACCGACGCCGACTGCTCCCACGCTCCCGACGTTTCCTGAGTCGCCAGCATCACGGTAATCGTCGCGGTCTGCCGAAGGAACCACGTCGGAACCGGCATCGAGCTGGGAGGAAAGAACGTCACAGGCCCGCCCCCGATCGGTACGGTGCGAGCAACAGAGCCTGGCCCGCCGCAGCTTCAGTTGGCGACGTGTACGAAACGCTCCACTGTCCCAGGCTCTGCGACGCAACCCCACCCGGCGAACGCACCGACGCGTACAACCCATCCACCATCCGGCACAGTGCCATCTCGATATCGTCGGGCGGTGCCGCTGACACATACACCACCGTGCATCGCCCGAAGTTAGGACGCCACGCCCAATCGCTCATTGTGACGCCGCTCAGTGCATCGTCGGTGAACGCTCGCCCGTTCTGGCCCGCGTTCAACGATACAACGCCCGTGGAAAGATCGACGTGGTACGTCGTCGAGTCCAGCGCCGTTCCCGCCGTGTTGTCCGCGAGGATCGGCGTGATCGACGTGATCGACGTGATCGGCCACTCTTTCAGCACAAGCTCCGATGCGTCCACTTCGTACGTCTCCGTCCGCGTTGCCGACTCAAACCCGTCCGTGAGCGAGCGCCCGCAGTACCGACGCATCGCAACGTGTGCGTAGTCGATGAGCGTTTGGAGCCGCGAATCGTCGCCGGTGCCGGTGATCCCCGCCCATTCCTTGTACTCGGCCAGTGTCAGGATCGCCACGCGCGCCCCCTTAGTTGAGAGCCATTGCCATGAGCGCAACCACCGTATCAGCGCCGCCGGAGATGTTCGCCGCCGTCTCGGTCAACGCCACGATCCACTTCGCGCCGAGCAGGTCCGTACCAGCGATGTCGTAACAGTCCGAGTATCGGTAGGTCGTGTCGCGGATCTTGTCGTCCGTCGCGGTGGTCGTGAGCGTGAGAGTCACGCCCGTACCCGTCGAGGTGCCGGAGTCGATACGCCGGAAGATAACCGTTCCGTCGTCGAGGAACACGCCCGTGCTTGGCGTGAAGCTCGCATCCGGCCCGTACACCGCGTACAACCGCACCACGGGCGAGGTCGTCACGGTGGAGGTTCCCTGTGCGTACCGCGCCATGATGAGGAGTCGGGTGGTTGCGGGATGGACCTTCGCCGGAATCACGCCCGCGCCCGCGTACGTCGCGGGCCGCTTCAATACCGCGGCAGTCTCAGCGGTCGATGAGAGGTTCGAATGGATGATCTTCCAATCGCCCTTCACGCTCGCGGGATAGGTCACGTCGCCGCCCTGCATCTCCGCGCCAAGCTTGGTTTCTGCCGCCATTGTGGTGTCTCCGGTTTGAAAGCACGGCGCACCCTTCCGGGCACGCCGTGATGAATCACAGGATCAACTGCTCATTCAACCCGCGCTCGGTAGCGCTGGTCGGAGTCACTTCCGCACGGGTCAGGATGCCCACCGCGGAGATGAGGGTTGCACCCGCGCCGCCGGTTGCCACCGTTGAGATGAACCGCTTGCGCTTGCGCAGGTCGATGAACGCCGCGAGGACGTTGTTGTCGCCAGCCGCGGCGGTCGGAGCGGTGAACGCGCCACCGGTGAAGTCCGCTTCGCTCGCGCCGGTCGTGTCCGACTCCTGAAGTTTCAGAGTCGTCATGTTCGCGGCCACGTTGCCGGTGGACACGATGACCGTCAGGTAGTCGTATCCCTGCGTGTCCACTTCCACGTCCGTCAGAGTCGCGCCCGTCGCGTCGATCGGACGGAGCATTTGAACAATCTTCGCGTTCTGCATGTCGATGCCAGCCATAGCAAGTCTCCGTTTCTCGGGCGAGTACGCCCGCTGTGTTTAGGCCGTGATGAGTCCGACGACCGGGCCGGGGATACGCAGCGCCGCGGTAGCGGACACGTTGCCCACGTCGTGAACGGTGATACCAAACCGATTCACGCCGCGGAACGCCGTAACGTCCGCCGTGAAGTTGTCGCCGCCCTGGTCCGTCGCCATCTGCATGCCGCCAGCAACCTCGATCGCCTTCGCCGCGGAGTTGTAATCGCCGAACAGGGCGCACACCTGCGAAGACGCAGTGATGCGCGGCATGACCTGCGAGAACCGCACCGGAGCACCGAGCAACTTGGGAACGGGGATGCCGTTCACAATCTCCGTCGAAGTCACGCCACCCGCGGCAAGTGCGAGCTTCACGACGACGTTGTAGTAGAACTGCTTGTGCATCACCCACTCGCCGCCCATCACGTAGGACGGCGCGAGTCCCATCACTGCCTCGAAGTCCACGAGAGCGAGCGTCGCGTGAGTCGAACCCGAGCCGACCACGAGGCCCGCGTTGTTGGCAACGGTGGCCGACGTGAACAGCCGCGAACGGAACCCGATGTGACCGCCATAGGTCGAGGTGCCGTCGCCGTTGAATACCGCTTCGTCTTCCTTGTCCGCGAACCCGTACGCGATTCGGCGTGCAACCCAATCGCCGAACGCGATCGCGGAGTCGTTGAGCAGCTCGTTCGACACGCGGGTAATCGCGCTCATCTTGTTCGCTGTCACGCCCACTTCGTTTCCAGTGGGGTTGCTCTCGGTCGTGTTGGCAGCTTCACCCGCCCAGTACACCGTCACGCCGCCGGTGTCACGCGGCATGCTCACCTTGTCGCTCTTGGTCGGAATGACGGAGAGAATCTGGCGAGCCGCGCCGCGGAGTTCCCGCAGCTCGATCATCGTCGGGATGAAGATGTCAGGCACCGTGAACCCGCCGAGCGTGTTCGTGGTCGTGATGTTCGCCTTGCGGGCCGAATCCGCGATGTCACGCATGGCCTTCGTCGCACGCTCGGGAACGAGCGCCGTCGCGAGGCACGCACCGAAGATTTCCGCCTCTTCGGCGGACGCAAACGAAGTCTTGGTACGCCCGCCCTTCGCCTTGCGGTCGTAAGCCTTCGCGACAGCGTTACCGATCTTGAACGTCTGCGGGACGCTCTGGGTTTCGTCGTCGGTGCCGCCGCCGGTCAGAGCCGCGGCGCTGTTGGCCTTGCGGGCCGCGTCCTTCAGCCGCGCGTTCTCTGCCTTGATCGCGTCCACGTCCTCGGACGGAACAACGAGCGGCTTGCGGGACTTGCTCGCAAACGCCTTGTGCGCCGCGTCGAGGTCGATCGCGTTGCCGTCCTCGCCAACCAAGTTGAAATCAGCCGCAAACGCCTTCACCGCGGCAAGGTCGGAACCATCGCCGGTGTAGCCGTTCGCCTTCAGAACCTTCACGATCTTTGCCCAGTCCATAGCACAACTCCTGTAAGTGAGAAACACCTACCGGGACGCTGTGCCGGGTTCGCTCAGGTCACATGACCGGGCACCCGTGGACTTTGCCGCGATACTTGAAACCTCCCGCGAACGTTGCCGCTCAGCGGGAAGCGAAAGGTCATTCATCCGAGTAGAACAATAGTACGCCTCGGCTTGGTAGATTGTACCGCCTTCGCCGCCTCCGCGAAAGTACCAAACGCCTGGCACTCTCCGTTCATCGGGATAGCAGTGTAACTGATTTCGATGAGCTTCGACGCCCGCGTGATGAGCTTGGCACCGGGGTACTTCTTCGCTTCGTCCGGGGTCGGAGCACCCTTGCCGATCCGTTGGACCGTCACCGAGTACCCGATCTGGTGCCCTTCCGCGAGCGTTCGCACCCAGTCCCGCAGCGGGTTTGTGCCACCCTCAACCAGCGTTGAGTTACACACGATCCCGCGCGGGGTGTATTGGAACGATCGCCACTTTCCGACGCAGCTCAGCGCGTCGTAGTTGTGATCGACAAACATCGACTTGTTCTTACCAAAGTACGTCTTCCAGTCCACACCGTCCGGGATTATTACTTCCTGTTCCAGGTCCACCGCGTCTGTGGTGCAATACCCGCTGATCTGGAAGGGTTGCCCCGCCGCCGGATAGCCCGCCGCGGTGTTGTGTTCGCCGTAAGCCTTCACGGCAATATCCGCGGGGTCTACATCGGGCGCGATCGCCTTCACCCGCTTGCACGCCCTGTCTCTCAGGGTCGAAAGGTACTCAATCCATTTCATTGTGTTCTCTCCTGTACCATGATCGAGGCACATGAGCAGTTCGGGTGAATGTCAGTAGCCGCCCGCACGTCCCGACTCATTGTGTAGACCTTGCCATCGGTGCCGACGATCGCCGTTCCGGCGGGAAAGAACGGTTCTCCGATCGGTGTTACCGTGCCCGAGAGCGCCGCGGACGCACCCTCGCACAGCCCGCACGGGTTGCCCGAAAGGCTCCACGTCTTTCCCTCAAACCCAAGTTCCTCGGCCTGCGTGAGCTTGCCGTATTCCTGTGCTCGAGCGTTCTCGGTTCGCGCGATTGTCTCGGCACGGGCGAGACTCACGTCGGGTACGCGGTCGGTCAGTTGCTGCTGAATCTCATTGATCGTCTGGCCCTTCGCGAGTCCGTCGTCGATCACGGTTCGCATCTGATCGGCCATTGTTTCGGTCACGCCCTTCACCAGCTCGAACGTGTACCCCTTCACGTATTCGCGGGCCGCTTCGGACGTGAGCGGTTCGGCATCCAAACCCGCCTCTTCGATGAACGATGCCGCGCCCGCGTTGAACGCCGCGGTAATGCTGGCCCGCATGAGCTTCTCCAGTTCGGCACTTGCCAGCTTGGAAATGTCGAATGACCCATCCGGCCCGATGCCCGCAATGCCGCGGGTCAGAGCATCATTCGCCCATTCCTGTACCGCTCGGAAGATTCGCGTTTCGATGGGGTCAGTCGGACCGCTCTCGGACTTCCTCGCCCGATCGCAACCGCACGCACCGAACGCACCCCAGCGCGGAACGCGGATCAGTTCAACCGTGCCCGCTTTACGGCCAAGTCCGGCAGGCTTGCGGCCACCCTTTGCGCTGGGGCCATCGCCAGCATCTTCGGGTTCGCCATCGCCTCCAGCATCAGATGAACCACCTTTTCCGCGTCCACCGTTATCCTCACCGCCGCCTGTTTGCGTTTCTGTGCCTTGCTGATTCGTACCACTGGGAGTCTCCGGTGTGAAGTTGCGTAGCGGGTTGAACACGCGATCGAGCGTCTCGGTCGTGATCGCGGGGAACGCTGCCTGTGCGATCGCGTAGGCAGTCTCGATGGGGATTGCACCCGTGCTTACTTGCGTCGCGAGCGTGACGATCGACGTGACCTGAGCCCCGTTCAACGCCTCCTGTGCCGCGGCATCCGGTGAACTATTCGGAGTTTCCGAAGTGTTCGGAGCGGGCTTGGCCTTCGGGTCAGGCGTCGCGGTTGCACTCGCACCCGGCGCACCAAGCCGCGCGATCGGAGAACCCATCGTGTTCAACGCATCATCGACAGGCTCCAACCCCAGCACCTTGCGGTATTCGTTGAGGTAGCACGCGCCGGCCTGGAACGCAACCGCCACGCGGGCCGATTCGGCGGCAACGTCCTTACCTACCTGGTTCGGATATGCGAACCACATCTCGCCAGGTTCAACGCCGAACATCGGGAGAAGCCACTCGGTCAGGTCGTCCGCCACCCGGCATTGCCGCTCGTAGATCGCACGCTGCCACTGTGCGCCGCCCTCGGCAGCGTTGGACTGGATCGCGTCGTTCATCTTCCAGATCGGGTCAGGAACACCCGCCGCGCGATAGATCGCCGCTTCGGCCTGTTGCAACCCCGGAAGATAGTTCATCTCATGCGGCTTGGCTGCGGACTGAATCAACTCCACGTCACGCAGAACCATCGCACGCCCAGCCGCCAGCGGACCGCCGCGAGCTCGCAACGCGGACTCGGCCTGCTTGATTTGTGCGTCCGTGTACCCGGTCGGTGCCTTCAACACCATGCCGTACTGACCCGAGTTCTTCCAGCGTGCAACTTCAGCCGCTACCGCCGCGTCTTCCAAGTCCCCATACCGCTCGATGGAACGAACCCAGCTCACGCCCTGCCACGGTGCGAACGGGTCAATCATCCACTTGCTTACAACAACCTCAGACGTAGGAACATACAGCGGGCGAATGTTCTCGCGCCCGTAGTTGTACCCGACCACGCCCTCGGCTTTGTCCAGCACAGGCCGCGTCCATTGCGGGTGCAGGATGTAGAGCCCCGACGGCGTACCGCTGCCCGTCCACAGGTAGCAATGCCCGCACACCTCGCGGTACCAGTACACCAGTTGCAGAACGTCGGTACTCGACATCGCCGGGTCAGGATCGCGCAGAAGGTCCAGCGCCGGGTGGTCGGTGATTTGCTCCACGTCGTCCGAGTCGGTCGTGTACGCCTTCCGTGCTTGCCCGTCCGTCGATCGGTACAGGCCAATCTCCCCGCGTGCCGCCGCCCGTGCGATCAGCGCCGCGGCGTTGAAGATCGACCCCGAAACAGCACGCGACACGCAGGCCATGTCCCGCGGGTTCGTCGTGTCATAACGCCCAGCAATCTCTTCACCCGTGCGGATGCTCGCACCGATGTAACGCTGCTCGCCCTCGTTCGGCGGTCGTCTTACAGCCTTCCACGCGTCGGCTAGATATGTCAGGAGTCCCATGTGTCTACTACTCCGATGTAACCGCCACCGCCGCCCGTGTCGATCGCCATGACCGCGTATCGAAGGGCGTCCATCGCGTGGTTGTCCGCGTCGAACGGCTCTTCCTTCGCGCCCTTGTCGCCCGCCTTCTTCGCCCACACGTAAGAATCAAACTCTTCACGCAGGCAGGTAGGTCGTTTCTGTTGAGCCATTGCCCCGTCATATTCTACCAGCGTATCCGCGAGTAAGAACAATCGCGGTACACCGTTCGCTCCAGGCACAAGCCGCGAACGTACCGCGTCGATGCCCGCGCGAATGTCTTTGCTCGCGAGCGTGGTGTGTACCCCGTGATAGTGCAACGTCTCCCGCTCTTGCCGCGCGTGATCGCTCACCGTCGCCACGTAGTCCTCGCCCGCCGATAGCCTGATGATTTGCTCGGCGTGTTTCTGGACGATCCGACCGGACATGTAGAGTTCGCGGTACACGTACAGCGCTTCGCCACTGTCGGCAATCCACAGGCAGACAAACGGATCATTGAATCCAAAGTCGATCGCACGGTACTTTCGCCAGTCTTTCCAGCCGGCGGGCATCTCGCGGATAACGTGGATCGACGGGTCAAACTCCTCGTAGATCAGGCCATCCGCCGTTGCCCACTTGCCCTCTTTGAACCGCGCGCGACGTACACCCGTCAACCCTTCCAGCGTCTTGCGGTACTCCACGCCGAGCGGCGTCCAGTCTTTCCCATCGTGCATCCGCGGGTTGTCTTCCAGCCG